CGACCAGATGTGTCGGTAATAGCAGTTGTTGGGAAGTTTGGCATATTGTATGTTAGCTCAATATAATCTTCCTTATTGATGCTGCTTGAATATCTAGTTGTTCCAGTGTAACCCTGAGATGTGTCGCGGCTCATAGGAATCCAACGCGCATCTTCAAACAAATCATTATCGTCCGCACTTAGAATCTTAGCATATACCTTAACATCGGATCCCGGTGGAATGTATGCTGCTAGATACACACGAAGGTCTTCTGCATCTTGACCATCTGCGAGTGTCACGCGACGAGTGACATAACGAGTTTTAGAATTGCCGCCAGACTTTACCCAATCTTCAGATGATCCAATTTCTGCATTAGAACTAATCAGATTGCGAGTTGCGACCAATGAAATTCTGCGAAGATCAATGGCTGGTGAAGCAACAGCATTTCGGCCATCAAGAATATATTGTATTTCAGCGGACTTATTTCTAGCCATTGTTGAGCTTGAAGCTGAAGTGTTTGCTTCGGTGCTACGACTCAAAATATAATGAGGAGATGTCAATTCACTTACATCATTAATTGTGATTTCACCAAATGATGAATCGCGTGTGCTTGTGCTTGAAGCGAACTTAGCGTATGCTCCTACAGATGTGTTTGATGGTTGAATCAGATTGGTAATCAAGCTGACATTGTCCATTGATACGCTATCAATTGTTACGATACGAGCTGTGTACGCATTTGTTTGACCTGTGATGTACATACCAGGGAAGAACATACGGTTTGCACTGTTTGCTGGACCACTATTTCCATATGCTGTGTTGGCAATATGCAGTTTGGTATTTGCGTAATTAACAACATCATAATAAACTGTTCTACCAACTGGATATGTTGCAGACTTTAGCGCAGTACATGTACCAATTTGTACGCCCGTTGTTGGATTAGTGTTACGAATCGTAATTGTTTCACCACCTTTGAACGCTGCGCTAACTGAATTGCCTTTAATTCTAATTGCACTTGTACTCCAAGATGTAATCGTACCGGTTGCTCCTGATGTTTGTCCCTGCGCGTAGCAGAGAATTGAACCGGCTGTATTTACAGATTTGGTATTAGAGAATGTGCCAACTAGAAGCTGTTCACCATAAACAAGTTCACCAATCTTATTGAATGCCCCTGTTGTGTTAGCGATAGTGAAGTAGTCACGATTCTCATTCTTTAGAACCAAAGTGCCTGTAGAGCTAGAAGCAAATTTTGCGTAGTAGGCAGTGAACTTCAAATCTTCATTTTCTACCGGTACCCATGTGCGCTGATTTGCTGAAGTGAATAGGAATCCTGCAGCTGGCTGCTCAGAAACACGAGACTTTGTTGCAATATCTTTTTCACCAAGAACAGCCGTAAATGCATTGTAGTTTGGATTTGTACCTGCTGGAATAAGAACCATCGCATATTCTTTGCCGTCACCAACATAAACTGGTGATGGAAAATATACTGGCGTTACCGCAGATCCGTCATCGCTGATATTGATATCGGCCGACGGAACAACAACACGAGAGAATGGCACAACGCGAGTTGTGATGTATCCTGTAGCTGGATCCACTTCGCGCAATTCAATAATAATTGGAAGAGATGCGTCTTTGGTTGCAAAATACAGATCAAGTTTCGTTAAGTACATACCGCTTGTCTGGATTCTGTTTGTCAACAGTGCCGAAATAAGCATCGTCTGTGCGATAGGATCATCTGATCCGCCACAGCCACCACCACCACAGCCACCACCATCTGTTGGTGTTGGAGGAATAACACCAACAAGACGCTGTCCACCAACTTCATTTGTTGTTGTTTGATTGACATTTTTAATTTCTGTCAACAACTGCTGTGAAATTGTTGCTCTCTTCGTTGAAAGAGTTAGATCAGAAATACCAGCCATCAAACCCTCAGATGTATAATCTGTTTCGGCTGATGTTGTAAATTGTCCGAAAGTGATGCTGTTTGTTGCATTATCAACGAAACGCAGACGCTTGGTTCCTGTGCGGAAACGAAGTGATGAATCGCTAGGTAGACGGAATATACCGTATGCAGAACCATCAGCGCCAGTATTTAAAGTGGTTCCTTCGATAGCAGTTGGTCTTGTTGGAACACCGTTTACCTTAAGGCCAGAGTTATATTCATCGGCTGTCAATGGCGTAATGTATCTATTAACATCTACTCCGTCGAAAAATCCATAGATACGACTGCTAGACTTCATTCCAACAATCTTAAAGATAATCATGCGTGAGCGCATGAATGGTTGAATGTTTACGTCTTTAACAAAATTACCTAAAGTCTGTTTATTATTTGTTACTGTAGCTATAGTTTGACTACCAGTTCTTCCTTCAATTGTGGGTGTTGTAAAGATATTTTGCGTGATGAAATTCTGCATCACGTTTGTGGAACCGTCAGCTTGAGGTACAAGAGTTTGATCCGTATCTCTATTATTTGACGAGCTTAAAACTGGTGTACCAACGAATGTTTGTTGCCATCCATTCCATGATGTTGGCCATGCATTAGCTAACCAAATCCAGTTATCTGTGTTTAAATCAATATTGATATCAACGTCTGGTCGCTGCGTTGTGTCCATCCAATAATCACTATCAGGTGTGATTGTGATTGTGCCTCTCCACAAGAACGCTGTACCAACACAGTTACGAGTTGTCGTTGCATAAGGTTGTGTGACCAAAACATCGTGACTATATGGTAAAGTTACAAGATCACCAGGAACAGCATTAGATACAGAAACAATAGGAACTGACGCACCACTTAATGTTGAGTCCGATATAGATACAGATCCACCAGCAGTAAAATTACCAGTAGCATTTTCAACATACAGCTTTATACCATAATTGCGTCCACCAGTAATTGGTTGGAATGCCATATTTCTGATTGTTGCAGTAACCGAACCAGAAGTTATTGTTGCTCCTGCTAGATTACCAAAAACACCGTTTTCTGGACGAGTTGATACATATTCACTCGGAAGCAAATCTATGATAACAGTCTGATCTTTAGATATGCCAGCTGGTGTTACGTTTGTACGTACCACACCAGATGAGTTTGCAGTATAAGTGAGAGCAACATTGTCCAGCGTCATCAATGGACGCATTTTGCCTTTTTCGGAGTCAACAGTCCACTTCGTATCATTATCAAATGGATTGGCTACAGCATATCCTTTAAACGAATCTACAAGAATGCCATTTTTAAATCTGTCTAATCCACTTGCATCTGGAATCAATAGATCCGTGGTATTCTTTTCCAATAGATTCAAGGATGTATAATACTCTAGACGATCTATACGATCACGAATGTTACCAATATCGCGCATCGTATAACGCTCATTGCGGATCTTACGAACATTGTTAGACAAGTCCGCACGATTTACACGGCGCGCAATTTCAACTGGAAGAGAAGGATACGGAGCAAGAGATATTGTGGCTAGTGCCATCATATCTTCCGGCACTGCTGGTGCAGCAGGTCTGCTATCAGGAACACCTCTTACAATGTTAAAAATGCCAGCCTTAGTAACAGCAACAGTGTCAATGCGCTTTAAATAATAATCAGCATCGGTTGTAAAATCTTGACCAGTCGGTGGAAATTTCAAACAGCCAGTTGGATTATAGAATGTAGTAGAAGTAAGCGGATTGATTGAAATACCTGTCAATGCCGTCACGCTATTTGCGGTATCAGCAATGCGAGGACGAACATCAACACAGTCGCGAAGATCAAATGCTATACCTGATGTCGGAGAAACATACACAGGAATTTCATATGTGTACATTTTTGATGTATCAGTTCCAGCAGTTGTATCATTTACTGGATATGAATCGACTGAAAAATATCCTACACCAGACGAATGGCTGTGTGTAAAATGGTCAAATGTTACAAGCAATCTATCTCCAGAAGAGATAGACAAACTGCTTGATGATTTCTTCTTCAAGCGAGCGTGGTCGTAATAGTTGTCGCCCATACCAGTATCAAGAATAAAATCGTTTGTTACATCTGTGCCTTCAGTGGTAGTACTGAAATTTGAACTTGACTTCTTACGAACCGATACAAGTTTGAATCCATCAGACATACCAAGAGGCCATGGACCTGTGGTATTGGCTGTATATGAAGTGCCGCCTCCGGCGCCGATACGAATTTGAACCAAACGGTTACGAGCAATTACCTTAGCTGCTTCTTGTCCATCAATCTGATTAACATGAGCTACAATATTAAGTGGAACACCTGTCGTATTAAACGACTCGTTTAGATTGATTGTTGCTCCGCGCGCAGGTGAAGAAGAAATCTGAACTGTACGAGCGCCATTACCACCATATCCACCTAGATCAACAACTTGACCAGAAATGAACTTCTTATAGTATTTACCACTAACCACTCCACCTGCGGCTGTACCAAGAACACTTAATGATGTATCACTATTTACCGAACTGACAATAAGGTCACCGGCAATGCCGATGTGAAGAACGTCACCAACATTAATCTTAGTTGTAAACGCAGAACCAGCAGCTCCTGTAACTGTATTACCAGCAAGAGATATGGAAACAGAACCAACCGCAACCGTATTAGCTGCGCTTGTTACTACAGCATGAAAATCTGTACGGCGAGCAGCCGAACTTAGATATGATCCGCCACCATCAAATGTCTGATTGTCATCGCCCGTGTTTAGTGTAGCAACACCAGATGTATCGGTTGTCTGAGTAAATGTTTTGTAGAATTCAAAATCATTATTGACTACACCTGTTGCATCACGAAGCTTTTTAGTAGCGATTGTTGGCAGTCTAAAAACAGCACGATCTGAAGCGGTATCTACAGTATTGGCTGATAGGTAACGAACGTCGGCTTTACCTGGTGTATTTGCCGAATATGCAACACCCTGAACTTGGGTAAAAGATTTACCAGCAGCCATTTTAATGTCGGTTAGATACATTTTATAAAGAGCATTTGGAGCTCCTGGTGTACCACTAAGATATTCAAGACCTCTCACACGCGCGGTGCCGATAGTAGCACCTTTAGCGCCTCCTGATGGCCATGTTGTTGAATATTCAAGTCTAGTTACAGAATTCGACTGGTTGTCTTTTAGATTTACTAATGACAATCCATTGAGATCCCATTTGCCGGCTACGCAGTCAACAATTAAATAATTACCGTAATCAATAAGTGCTTTTGCAGACTGAACAGAACTATAGTCAGTGGCTTTATTGAAAGAGATGCGTGTGGATACAATATTTTCATTATCATATCCTTTGACATACGCTTTGCCAGGTTCAACAATAGCAACAAGTTTTGTAGAAAGGCCACCTTCAGAAGATGTGTATACGCCTTGGTTATTACCTACTTGTAAATGCTCTTTAATCGTTACGCCCATACCAGAAACAACATAATCGCCGGATTCATCGGCTGTACGCTGAGCAATATAGTCACGGATTTTTGAATATTGAGTGCGGTTTGATACTGATTGGACAATACCATTTTTTACCTGCATCAACTCAATGAAAGTATTTGACACGGTTGCATCAATATCTACCTTCTTCAAATCAACAACAAGCTTTAAACGATTTGCACCAGGTGCTGCGTAGTTGTAAGATCCAGATGCTGGATCCAATAGCGTTGAGTCATCTACTTCTGAGATAATTGATTCAACGATGTCAAAACCAACGCGAACGCTAGGTGTCTTATCATATTTACTTAAAACCAAAGTCTGAGCAGGAACACGAATGAAGTGGTCTTTAGCATAAACAATACCAGCATTAAAATTGGCTGCAATACCATATCCTTCAGCTGGATATTGTGCAGTTCCTACAATCGTATTTGCGACAAGGCCGCTGCCGTCTGTAGCGATAAGAATTTCGTTGTTGGTAAAATACTTTCTACCGCTGCTATTAGCTGATTGATATTTCAAAAATAATGTTTTTGTGTGTGGTGTGTTAGCTTCGGAACCATCATTACTATTTACAACCAACGCGGTAACACCGGATGTGGAACCACGGAGTGTTTTACCAATAAATGAAGATGGTGTAATTGAAACACCTGTGCTAGTTTTATCACGAAGGCGGACATAAGTATACATTACGTCAAAGTTCATTTCGAACCCACGCACCGTAGAACCTTCTCTAAAAATATGTTCAGCAAAACGATCAATCTGATTTTGCAGGATCGTTTGCATTTGAGTCAGTTCACGGGCCTGAACTGCTAGTCCTGGACGAAAAAGGATTCTATGATAGTTCTTTGCCTCATCAAAATCATCGTAGAATGGATCTACGTTAAAGTTTGTTGAGAGCGTGACGGAATTTGCTTCTCCAGCCATGATACCTTCCGATTAAAATTTGAGTACTAGCTTAATGTTTTCTGTTTGGTCGCCAGCGCGTTCGACTTTTTCTCTATACTCAGTATATAGTATAAAGCCAGTGTTGCGCTGTAGAGCTGGTCCGATACGCGAGACTACGGTAGCAGTGACACCGGTGGTACCACCTGTAACAGTTTCGCCTGCTAAGAATGTACCACCTGTACCATTTGTCGTCTCGCGGATCACGCGCACGATGCCTTTAGTTCTTGATGCGTTTGTATTTGCAAAATACACATTTCTAGCTTTAGCACCTGTCGATAGGCCCGTAATAATCTCGTCTGCTTGAAAATCGCCACTGACGCCAGAGACAACAATTCGTGTGCATTGGTCAATGACAGATGCGTTAGCAGTTCTACCATCAGCAAGCAATGGATCACGCATTAGTCCGATGATACGGAAATCATTGTTTGATGCAAACGTGTTGGCTTCCGATCCAATTAGATTCACGTTAATCATTACGTTATAACCGCGCAACTCATCGACCGGATCTGATCCGTGACCACCGATAGGAGGAATAATTACATAAGCATTAGCACCTGATCCATACAGAGGATTATGGCCAAATGATACGTTAGCTTGCGAGTAGTCTTCACCATTTTGAATTACCGTGATTTTATTGATAAAACCACCAGCACAATTTGACACATAGGCCGATACTCTGGTTCCAACTGATCTACCACTATCACCGCGAACAATCACACGAGGAGAAATATAGTATTCGCTTGTAGTGTCTGGTATTGTGGTAAACGCATTATTTACAGTCAGAATTCTAGTTGTGCCTCTGTAATTCGTAATCGTTCTAATTTGACCAGAACCAGTTCCAGCTCTAATGAATAAAGAAGAACCTGCATATGCGCCATCAAGATTTGTAGCACTGTCTTTCAACACAAACGATGTTGCATTAGTCACAGTGAGAAAAGTATTTGAATTGCATAGATAATTGCTGCCGGTATTACTCACAAGGATGGTATGAATCGCACCATTAGCCGCATTATCCTGAACTGTCCACTGTGCGCTGCTATCTTGACTCTGTAACGTCTTAACTGGCATCCACGCAGGAGTCAAAAACTTTAGTGCTTCGCCAGCTGAAATGGTATACAGATATTTCCAACGATAACCATCGGCCGTTGATATAATTGTAGTACCAGTTCCAGTTGGCTTAACTGTTGACGGACCATACTTATTATTGTCGATGACTTTATATACGTTATTTTCATTTGTCAACACATAGTAATTGTGTTCTTGGATCGTATGACTTATATAAAGCTGTAAATTCTCTTGGTCATCCCACTCATCATAAACTGTACCTGATGTCCAATCGTAGCGCGGCACCACATGCGAAACATCTGATGGTTGAATACGCTTGACCGACATAATGTCGCGCCACTGATTGTAGTATGTTTCTTGATATGTGTCCGTTGGAGTTGGTGGATCAACTTCATTATTCCATGCAAAACTTTTTCCGATAAAGAAAAAGTAATGCGTAGGAGATGCTTCATTAAACGATTCAAAAAATTGAATCGCGTTATGAATCCTGAAATGTGAAGTAATTAATCCACCAGCCATATTAGGCGCTTGCTGTATAAGTTACGTTTACAGTGTCGCCGCTTGAAACGACCTTATCGCCACCAGTGAATAGACCTACTGAGTAAAGAATGCCAGTTGTGCCATCCTTGGTTGATACCGAGTTCAAGAACGCGCCCTTGACAGTACCAGAAGAAGTGATAGAGAAAGAAACCGCAGCCGATGTGGCCTTAGATCCAGACGATGCGGCTGACCATGATGGAGTTGGGCGCGCAGCCTGTGAATATGTTGGGTTATAGGTAGCGCCAGCTTCCAACCAACCTGTGTGTGATGACATTGTGTCACCAGCAGCCACGGCTGTGTAAGATGTGGAGCTGATTAGGCCCATGTACCAAGCAGCGGTATAAGCGGAACCAGCTAGATACTTGTCTAGGAGGTCATTCTTACCAACTGTGGTTACGAGATTTGAAAACTCATCTGACCACTTTACGTTACCAGCTTCGTCAACGCATGAGACCATATAGAAACCGGTTACGTTTACGTCTTCGTTCATACCGCCGCCACGAATAACGGAAGCGTCTGTCATAATATTTGCATCAATCTTTTCCATTTTTTTCTCCTCTGATTAATGGAATTTGTCTAAGCTATTTAGCTTACCTATTTATATATTATCCCACGCTGTAAGCAAATGTCGCGTTGGATGTGACTGGAACATAATTTGTGCGAAGTGTCAGGTAGGTATTCGAGAATATCGCATTGACTTGATATGTAGTCGTGCTGCCGCTGCCTATGGCCGCTGCAATTATAGCTGTTCCTACGCCACCAACCTGAATATTTCCTGTGTTTGCTCTAAGCGCATTGTTCGCAAACCACGGAATACCTTTTGCGATACGTACCAGGCGTGGTGTACCATTGAGTGCGTCGATAACAAATGGGTCGTAAGCTGATATTGTAGCTGAGTCGTAGAAGGATGCGATATTGTTGGCCATAGTAACCTGAACATAAGTTCCATTGACGAGAACAATCTTGATAGCTGATGGCGCATCTGAAACTGCGGTATTTGCTGTGCCGTCTGCTGGATATGTACCAATCGCAGTCTGTGTGTGTGTGGTCGTAACAGGTTCGGTTGTTGATCCTGGATATGTACCAATGGCAGACTGCTCATCACTGGTTGCAATGCTTTCATCAGACGTGCCTGGATAGATACCGGTGCCACCAAACGAATCAGTTGTGGCAACATTTGCTGTGCCGAGACCTAGGAATCTGACTGTGACAGATGGATTACCATTCGCTGTAGCAACTTCTGTTCCAATATCAACATCCTTAGACACGAATGCGGCAAGAATTTCATTAGGATTAATCTCATTACCCAATGATGAATCGGTCGTAATCTTAGTGCCAGAAACAATTTCAGTTGCATATACTGGTTCAAGATTTCTGACATTGTGGATGTTAGAACTGGACTGTGCGAGCGTGAATGGTAATGTAGCACCAGAACGAATGGTATAAGTACCAAACATTTTTGTGCCAGCTGGATGCACCAAGTTTTTGATAATCTCACGGTACTTATTAACAAGCTCATTTATCTGTACAACGTATGAGAATTCCTGATAATAATAGTTGTCTTGGATCTTATTGTTCCAAGACAAGAATCCTTTGGTGTCGGTATAACGACCAGGTAGACTTTTAACACCAGATACTAGTGGTGCACCAGCGCCATTGAATGTTGTCTTTAATTTACGGTATGTGGTACCACGATTGCCTGGTGTGGCCTGAATGATGACACTATTACCTTGTGTTACGTTTTGAATTGTAGCAAGTTCGTTTCGGTTGAAGTTGGCGCCAGTAGATGTGAGAGCAATACTCACAATTGAACCAGGAGCATAGTCGGTACTTACGGTAGCATTTCTACCAATAAATCCGCCAAAACCGTCGTCGATGTTTAGAATTGATGTGGTATCATCAACAATACGAATCGTTGGTAATGTCTCATAGTTATATCCAGGATTGATAATAGAGATAGAGTTGACTGAATATGTTCCTGTCGTAGAGAATGCAAATGCTGTCTGTAGTGTTGAATCTACATTAGCCGCAGCAAGTCTGATATATGCGTCAGCGCCAGGAGCAACAAAGCTGCCGCCTGGTCTAAACACAGACACAAAACTCGTATCACTTATAACGGTATGGACACGAAGAGTATTTGCTTGACCATCAATACGTACCAATAATCCAGGCTGCAATTGCGTTTCAAACGCAGTTCCGATACCAAAGACGGTATTTGATGTGGTCGAGAATGTCAATCTGCCTGTCAGTTTAGATGACACGGTAGCAGTATTGGATCCCATCGACACAAAATAGTTTGGTGCACCAATCATAACTTCGGCCATAGGACCGATAGGATCACTATTAACCGCTGTGCTTACGGGTGTGAGTGTCCATGAAGCAATACGAACATCTAGACCTTCACCAGATCCACCTTCAACGATAATTTCAGTATGTTCTTTAGTATATCCAGAACCGCCGTCAGTCAACACAACTTCAACGGCACTCTTATTGCTTACCTGCTCAATGATACCATATGCTGGCTCAGTTGATGCTGCGCCGTTAATTTCAACAAGGTCACCTTTTTCGTGGTATGATCCACCCGACGAGTGATAAGCGCCGCCCTGTAGAACATTGATACCAGTCAACGAACCGAGCTGATTATTAATCGTAGCTGTATTGCCGTATTGATCCGCAACAACCTCACCATCGACAAATAATCCTGATATGGCTTGAATTGTTAGGTCGTACACCAAAATACCAGATGCTTCAATGACTTGAATATTTTCTACGCGAGCGACTGCGCGAGATGTTAAACCTGTTATTGTAGTACCAGTCATAACTGTTGGTACTTTATTATATGGCGTACCAACACGAACAACAGTCTCTCTTACCCAACGACCATCAGAAGCACGAAGAATATCTTGACCAGGATAATAGAACTCAATTTCTTTATTGAACATCGCACGGAAAATTGTGCGGAATGAATCATCAGAACCACGCGTTCTATAAAATTCTCTGATATACTTTGTCATCAAACGCTGATCTGCCATCACATATTTCGGTATGTTCGGCATAAATTCGCGTCTAAAATATGCGATAAACATATCGAGCGAACGATCTACGTCTTGATTATCTTGTAGTCCACGAATGGCATCAATTGCCATTCCTTGCTGCTCAGCAAACTGGTAGTAACCTTTTAAAAATGAAACAAACTGTGGTCCATCTTCACGAATAAACCCAGGGAATTGCATTTCAATCTTAGGTGAAATTTTACGATATACGTTTTCAGCACCAGATATTACATGGTTTTCATATACAGGATAATCAACCAGATTGACAGATTCAAATATGTCAACAGGAATAACACGAACGAATAAATCTGTGGCAGTTACGCTTTCGGATATGTTTGCTGGGTATATACCTGCACCGACAACCGTTTCAGCAATTGCCATAGCTTCAACGATGTTAGTTATGACTTTAGGAGTATCGGTAAGAGATACGTTTGCAGTAACAGCGGCGCCAGCATTTACCTGAACAGACTGAATGCTATTTGCAGTTGCTCTTTCAGTAACACTAAGATTCCAAACCGGTCCACCCTGCACGGCTGAAAGCGCGACGTTTGCTGTGATTTGAACGCCAGCAGTCCATGTTGCAAATGGATCTGCTGATAGCGTTAAAAATTCTCCGACACTTACTGTATATGTTGCCATCTTAGAAGTTATTTAACCTTCCGCCTGGAATTACAGATGATTGTGTTTGACCAATCGTTTCGATGCTCGTCACGTTAGCTACTACATTTCCAGAAAGATCATCAATAACTTGCACTTTTGATTGTGCCATTAGCAGAATTTGATTTCGAATAGGAACAATGTTTGTTGTTGTTGGCGCAGCAACAATTGAAATTGTATCACCAATAAAATCTTGTGGTAAAAACGATATTAAAGTTACTATACCTTTTTCATAATTAACTGTTCCAGCATTATACGATAGATAATTTCGCGACAAAACTTCAGCGGTTGTGTTTTCAGCAATTGGATAATAAATTTGAAGTGTGCCATATCCATTATCGTCAAAATAGCAATTTGGATATCCTTTGAAGGTAAATGGTGATGATGTGATGGTGCCCAAACTTATGTTATTTGGAATACCGTCAATATAACCACCGAGGCCCTGAATAGGATGATTGAATCTTAGCGTATATGTGCTTGGCGTAGTCAAAGACGGGATAAACATCTTTTTTGTTCGGATTGTGGCGTCAGATGTTGTTATTGCATCATCGGCTGTGTCAATCATTTCCAGAAACTTTGAAAAACGAAAACGCTTACCGAACGTATTTAATTGTGTAGTTTCATAGCTTTTAATTTTTCTCGCAATTTTATCAGCAAGTTCGCCTGGTGTGAGTGTGGTTCCGCGCAGGTCCACGCGAGAAATTACGCTCGGTATCACATAGAGATATGTTGGGTCTACCATTTCAACGTCGATTGATTGTACGTTATATTTTTTAAGATTCAATCTAATCGTATCTTTACGGCTTGTTGAAAAAATATTGCCAATTTTTGGCTTCGCGCACACGAAGACTTTACCATATATTGGTGGGCTGTTGTCTTCTCCACCCCATGTGCTGATTGCTTGAATGTCTGGATTATCTCGCAAAAGAATACGTTCATAGTCGTTATTGATTACGGCACGATTTTGTGTTTCATATGCTAGTGGCGCATTACGGCGAACAGATTCGATATTTTCTACCGCTGCACCACCAGATGCGCGGCCTATTGGTGAAATGTAAATGCTTGATTGACCAGCAATCGTAGAGTCAACTAAACTAAAATTCTTAACACCATTGCACGTTTCACCATTACAGACTCGGTATGATATTTGCACAACGCTTGATGTATCTGGATAATAACCAAACACGCCGTCACCAAATGCTACCTTATATTTGTATCCGCGATCCGCTTCGACATAATAAATTTTTGAACTTGAATTAACTGTTAGAATGTCGTCTGCGCGTGTGTACGTTTGCGTATTGCCTGACATAGTTACAGATACGGTTATGCTTGATGTATCAACATTTTCGTTTGGCAAAACAAATGAGGTATTTGATGCGCGATTGAAAAGGAATCTGTGCGTCAGTGGTTCACCTTCTGTGATATTAATATATCCAGAAAAACCACCAACAGAGTTGGCAGTGATTGTGTACGTCTGTGGTGTCACAAATTTAAATGCTGTGCCATTGACGGATGTAGTGAATCTGGTATTCTTAGGAATTGTTATTGAGCGGAATGTCGCATTGGAAAAACTGTTGGTAAAAATAATTTGCAGATTGGCTGTAGCACCACGCGCAGACGACGGAACATATCCTATAGCTTTGGCACGCGAAACCACGCTTTCATAAATCTGTGCGCTATCAAGAAATCCTTCGGCTGTGGCCATATTCGCATAGAACGCTTGATAATATGTGTTATATGCAAGAAGGTCAATCAGTGTGCCGATAGCCGAATCTTGAAAATCGTAGTCGGTAAATTCCGGCTTTGCGGCCATAAAATTGCGTAGATTAGCGCGAATCGACGCAAAATCTAATCCTGTTACAATGAGATCGGTATTAGCAGCCATTAGCGAACCCTATTTAAATTGATATCTAGCGAAATGTCGCTTAATGAAGCAATTACTTTGAACCGAATCGTAACATTCATGCCGTTGTAGTCTGGGTATGGTAAAACGCTAACAGTATCAACGCCAATATCATCCATAATTTTTACACGAGGCTCAAAATTCTTGAGCGTGGTGTTGATTCTGTTTTCCATGTTTGACTGGATAAATGGCGAAAAGTTTTCAAATAGTTTTGATCTGACATCTCCACCAAATTCTGGTTGAAATGGTCTCTCGTATTTGTTTGTTAGAACTAAATTTCTAACAGCCTGCTTTACAGCCTCATCGTCCTTCTTCATCAAGAGCTTTCCTGTGACAGGATGCTTCTTAAAAGAGAGATCAAAGTCCCTATAAGTCGTTTTGTTTAGTGATGATGGTAACTTTTTAGCCATTGAGTTTTCCTTTTATCTGTTATTTATTACAAAAAAACTCTTGACATCCAGTTATTTCTGAGGTATAATAAGGATGTTATAACCGGTCAGATACTATTACCCATAATCACTGCCCACATCAAAGCTACCTTGTTGGTCGTAATCGTATCCACCTTCAGATCCTGTATAACTATCATAACCGTCAACAGCAGACATTGGTTCTCTAGTAACTTGCTCTGTTAGTTTTTGTTCAAGCTGACTATTCCAAT